AATAATGACACTCAATATCATACCATCAATGCATTGCAATCATATTGGGTCATAACAGATGCAAGTAAAAATGTTGATCTTTGGAATCAAGAGATTGTTATAAATACATCGAATCAGGCGATAAATGTTAAATCAGTATAAAAATAACAGACAAATATATTCAGCACCTGCTTCAATATCAGCTGAACGAATTGATACTCGTAAATTACAATTTACATCAAAAGATATTAATTCTAGTTTTTATCCTGAAGTTTCTATAGGTCAAGGTTTAGATTCTGTATTAGAATTTCACGTATATACTAGCGATCAATGGTTATCGGGTCAGCATCGAGTTAATCTTGCACAAAAATTACCGTTATTTAAAAATAAAGAAACAAATAAAACTATTACGTTGGATAATCCAATTGGAATAGATGTTTCAAAAATATTTGAAGATTTAAAATTAACTGCAGGAAATTTTAGAATTGTAGTTAATTTTTTTAAAAATTTAATTGGTAGTTATGATCGACAACATTTACGAATTGATGAAATTTCTCCAGATCGAACTGAGATACGATTGCGAGCAATTGATGATACCGATCCGGAATTTTTGCAACAAATTACAAACTATATTCAAAACGTAAATCAAACTTCAAATAAATACTATAAATCATATTTACTAAATTTTAGTAGAAATCAATGTGCGTTATTTGTTAATAGTGTAGTTATTGGTGAATACTTATATGTAAAACTTTATGAGCCATTACCAGAAAATATTGCAGTAGATTTTAAATGTTGGGTTGTAGAAGAACAAAAAAATCCATACATTGATCAAGTTTCTATATTACCAAAAATTGTAAAACCAACTTTTAATTCATTAGCAGGTCCCAATTGGCAAGCATCTTCATTTTCTGATACATCTGCAGAAACTAGTTACAAAACGTGGTCAGAATTATTAGGATCATCGGTACAAACATCACAACAAATAGTTGATGCATATTTTTCCGGAAGTTTGACTGGAATGAAATTGAATATTGATTATTCTGATTTTAATAATTTTGTATTTTATAGTTCGGCTACAAATCGTTTAGAGAATTTTAAATATAAATTAGAACTTTTATAATATTATGCAAGTCAAAGTATTTTTGTATCTACATTATCTGGAAGTGTTGCTACTACAAACGCACAAGATTTTACAAATTTAAAAACATCATTAGTTAGTGGATTTGATGATTTCGAACGATATCTTTATTACGAATCTTCATCTAGATTAACTACATATGATTTGCCATTAGATTTTGTCAATGTTAAACAAGTTACTTGTAGTTATATCAAACCAGTACCTAAAATAACTACAACTAAACCATATACTTTAACATCATTAAGTAGTAGTGCGTTTACTACGGGGTATAACGGATTATATTAATCTGCTTCATTATATGATATTCAAAATATAAATTCATTAACATATACAATTCCAGAATTTATACGTAACGATTCTACTAATGTAGATTTAGGTACATTTACTAACATGTTAGGGCATCATTATGACATATTACATACATATGTTAGGCACATGTCCTTAATTAATAAACGAGAAGAAAATCCTAAACTTGGTATGCCAAATGAATTGTTATATTCTGTAGCAAAACAATTTGGTTGGACATTAACTGATGGAAATCAATCTCAAGAGCTGTGGCAATACGTACTAGGAACATCTGAAGCAGGAATTCCATTAACTGGTTCAAATACAGTAGGCGATCCTTCAGTATCGGGACAAAATATTACGTATGCAATTTGGCGAAGAATTGTTAATAACTTACCATTATTATTGAAATCAAAAGGAACTAAACGAAGCATTCAAGCATTGCTATCTTGTTATGGAATTCCTCAATCATTTATAAGTATCAATGAATATGGTGGTCCTAGATTAGATAGAGCTCCAATATATGAAAAATATAATTTCGATTATGCACTAGATTTAAGTAGCAGTGCAGCAGGTACTGTTACTGTAAATTATTCGCAATCGATTAATGCTGTAGAACTTCGTTTTAGACCAGATAATATTGAAACTAATCCTTTGATACCAACTACCATGAACCTATTTAATATAGGCTCTAATGCGGTTACATTAGAATTTAATAGTGGTAATAAAGGTGTCATGAAACTCAATGGCACGGCTTCTGGTTTAATTGAATTATATAATGATGAGTGGGTTTCTACCGTATTGCGAACAAATGGTACTAATTTAGATTTAATTACAAAAAAATCTAAATATGGGAAAATTGTCGCGGCAGTATCTGCATCAGCAACATCATCATTTGCGGGATCAGGTTCGTTAACATTAGGTAGTATATCTACTGGTGCTAGTAGATTTGTAGGTCAACTTCAAGAATTAAGATTGTGGTCATCTTCATTAGCAATAACCGCATTTGATAATCATGTTAAAGCTCCTGGAGCGTATAATGCAAATTCAGATGCATACGATGAATTAATATTTCGATTGCCATTAACTCAAAAAATCAATCATGCATTAACTAGTAGTTTGTCAGGAATTCAGCCTAAGTCGTCAACTATATCAGCATCATTTGCTAGTTGGACATTAAATACGCCATATGATTCATATGAAGAAACTTATTATTATGATGCACCATCATTGGGTGTAGGAACGTATGATGATAATAAAATACGATTAGAATCAAATCAGTTAGTTGGATCATTAGATGTAAAAACTAGAGCAGAACGAAGTCAATTTGATACAGCACCATTGGATAGTAAAAAATTAGGAGTATATTTTTCTCCGCAGACTATGATTGATGAAGATATCATTGCACAATTTGGTTTTGTTAAATTAGATCAATATATTGGAGACCCGGGAGATGCTGAATCAAAATCATATCCTAAATTAATTCAAGCAGCACAATCATATTGGAAAAAATATCAAAATAAAAATGATATCAATGCATATATTTCTATGTTTACGTTGTTTGATTTATCATTTTTCCGGCAATTAGAACAACTGTTACCAGCCCGAGCTGATAAATTAACAGGTATCATGATTCAGCCAAATATATTTGAACGTAGTAAAGATTCAATTCTTCCAAAAATAGAACGATATGATAGTTCATTTGCAACTACAATTACAGATCCAGCTCCAACTGCATCTGGTGATTATTTACAATATTTAGGTGCAATTGATGGAGCGATCTTATCTCTTAGTGCAGAAGATGATGATCAATGGCAAATGTATTTAACGGCATCAACAGCTGATAAATATGATGGTGTTATATATTCACATCAATATTTAGTAAGATCTGGCAGCACATATATAACGGCATCAACGCCATATTGGATTAGTGAAGCAATTTCTCCGATTTATATTACTAGTACATATTCTGAATTTAAATTAATTAATGCATATCCTATAACATCATCAGGAATTATTGGATCATATGGCTCCGGAACCTATGGTAGTAGCGTATATGGATTAAACGTACCAAAACGCTTTACGGGTAGTTTAGTTGAATTTCAAGATTATTTGCCGCGCGGAATTGAAAATCAGCGATATTCGGGTGCAAAACTTACAGCACCGGCATTTAATGTAAATTCTAGACAAACCGTCGATGGTGGTCCGGTAGTTGAATGGAGAGAATCGAATCCAAATCAATTGATATATCAAAATAATGGTCAACAGGGTAGTTTTGTTTTAGTATAGAAAATGATAGAATGTATATTTATATAAAATAAGGTAAAAACAATATGGGATATTTAGATAATTCAAGCGTTACGGTCGACGCAATTTTAACATTAAAAGGTCGTGAACTTTTAGCACGAGGTGGTACTGCATTTAATATTACACAATTTGCAGTAGGAGATGATGAAATTGATTATTCATTATGGAATCCGGATCATCCATTAGGAACAAATACTTATGGTACTATTATTGAAAATATGCCTATAGTAGAAGCCGTTCCAGATGAAACACAAGCATTAAAATATAAATTGATTACACTTCCAAAACAAACAACTAATATTCCGGTCGTTACAGTAGGAAATACTAGTATTACATTAGCAGCCCCGGGCGATTCTACAATAATTGCACCTAATACGAGCAATTTCCGTGGTGGTAATGCAACATTAGGATATACGGCAATATTGTCTGATTCTACGATTGCTGATATACAAGTTACTAGAGCATTACAAAATTCAGTACTTCCAACTACACCTAGATTTATTGGAGATAATGAAGACGCACAAAGTGTTGCGGTTGCTGGATTTGAATTCCGGATTGTTGCTAAAACTCAAATGATTGAAGACAAAACTGCAACAATTACAGTAATTGCAAATGAAACGGGTGGGAGTGTTACTATCAATTTAACGGTTAAACGAGCAACTACTGCAACATTATAATATGGAAAAAAATATGAAAATAAACGAATTCGCTGCACGATTAAAACAACAACCTAGAATTGGTGTGGTACCTAGAATTCCTGCTATAAATGTTCCAGCATCTCAAACTACACCCAGAACCGAGTCACCTAGTGTCAGTGCTACTGATTCTACAATAAATGAACAAGTACGTATATTAGCACAACAACTTGCAAATCAAATTGTAGCAGAACAAAATCAAGCACAATTACTGGCAAGAAATGGTAGAACATATACAAAATTCGATGCAGTTAATGATATTGTATCAAATCAAACGGAAATTGTAACTGCAGGATTGTGGAGTGATAATTTAGCAAGTTTAACTAC